CTATTCTGTTTCTTCCTCTAACTCAACAACTGGTTCTGGCTCAAGTCTTAAATCTATCCATCTGCCTTCTGTAATATCGACAGGAACCGTGCCGCCGACCACGCCGTTTGTATATACCGGCTCAAACGTTTTAATCTCTATCGTGTTATCTTCTAGCTGCGACCATTCTGTATAAAATTTCACGTTCTTATTGGTATCTGTTGGCGTCTCTATCCACCATCCATTTTTTGCTAAGCCAAGCGTGTTTTTAATCAGGTAGTGACCAACACCAACCTTTTCAAACACTGCGTCATCAGGGCATTGATTATTGAACACTGCGTCATCACTGAATAATTTAACAATTGGGGATGCAGCCTTAATAAATCCGCTACCATCGACCGCTGTGTTATATGAATGCAGTAACAGTCTCCAATCTGATAATGTTCCTCCAACCTTGTTTGCAGCCCACATTTCATCAGTGTTTACTTTACCAACTATGTAAATACCTTCTCCACCTCCTCGGGACATAAACAACCCTGCACAATAGTCAGATGGTGCATCTCCAACAACAGAGCCGTTAACTAAAAAACTATTTAATGTTTCACTGCCCCATGTTGTTGTAGTCTTTCCTGCATTCGATCCAATGCAACCATCCTTTGCGCCCTTTATGGCAGTCGCAGCCTGTCCTGCTGTTACACCGTTTCCATTGGCATGATAGTTATTAGAATCACCCGCAAATGCGTATTGTGTTAGTAATGTTCTATTAGTTGTAGTGTCCGTTGATGATGTTTGAACACCTTTCTCAGCAGCTGCACCAATGCTGTTTAATACAGTCGTTATTTGGTTGTTTAATGTATTTGCTTGCTCAATTAAATCGGCTATTACTTCTTGTGTGAATATGATCACCGCTTCGCGAGTTGCTAAGCTGATTGTAGGCGCTGTTTGTAAATACAATGTGCCGTGACCTGGCGTGGTTAAGACTGGGTTTTCTGGATCTGTATTGTCATAAACCGGCTCTACATATCCACCGGATGTAATTCCAACTGGTAGTGTTAAACCGTCTACGTCTAATGTGTAGCCGTTTCTGACTGACGATAAATCAATGTCGTCGTTAACTACAACATTTCTATCACCCGATACTAAATTTAAACTTGTTATTCTGATCATGATTTACTCACTAATTATTAATATTGGCTTAACCAGCTACTCCACCATCAACCGTATTGGCCAATGTCCATGTAACAGGACTGACGGTTATTATGTCGCCGCTTGAATTTTTACTAGTTTTTGCACTAGCTTTGTTATTTACGGATGTTATTTTCAATTGTCCAAAATATGGGACGCCGCTATCACTTTCATGGCTTGTGGCTCTGCAAACAGCTACTAAATTTAATGTTTGCCATAATGTAGAAGATGTTGTGTATTCAACCCTACATTTAGTTATGCCGTTACCGTAAGTATCAACCCCATTGCACGTTGCTATATATTCCTTTTCACCGTCGTCATAAACAGCGAATAAATATATTAAAGGTCTGTTGGTTGGGTTTGCGTTTGTGTGACTTTCAACATCGATATTCAATATTTGTTTTTGGTTGGCAATTCTATTTGCTGAAAAGGAAAGACCTTCAAATTCTGGGGAATGTATATCGTCACTGGTAACGTAAAATAACTCTCTACTGTTTTTTGCAACTTGATTAATTACTTCTAAAAAATATTGGCTATAGACAACAGTATCGTTTGAATTTACTGAGGATATTTTAGCGTTACCTGCTGTAATGCCACCTGAAAACGTTCCAGTGGCCGCTTCCAAAACTGGCGTCCTTATCGTTTCACCAGCTTTAATATGTTTACCTTGGATCACATCATCCGCTACAAAATCACCATTTAGTTCTAATTTTGTTTCTTCGCTATTTAACGAAAGTACTTTTACTCCGTCTTTGTTGTACCAATTAAATACCGCGCCCTTTGAATTAATAGCGTTTATAGTTCCATCTTCATTGGTTACAACCGTGATCCCAGTGCTTGAACCATCTGGTAAAGTGACACCGAAGAACGCCCTCGCTAATAATTCACCAACGTCTGTTTGTAATGTTTGAAAAAACGTACCCGCAGAGATTGTGATCTCTTCATCAGCGTCATTTGTTACTGTAATTGAGGTCTTTTTGATTGCTTCAGATAGGGGCAGTGTTACCCATTGGTTTGTGCTATTTGCTGCTACACAGGCAACAGCGTCCGTTTCATCGGTGATATTTCCATCCGCATCAATGCAATAACCTACCGTTGCACGGGTGTATTCAAATACGGCTGCAATGTCATTATCGACTCGTGCCACTTCATTAACCAATGATTCAACACTTGCTGAATTTTCAGTTGTTTTTGTGGTTATCTCTTCTTGATATACAGCCAGAGCACCTTTGAATGTTTTGTCATCTCGTTGCATTGCAAGTTGATTATTGATAAGTGCAATTTGAGCTGCGGCACTACGCTGACCCAACGAACCCAATTCATCATTTAAAAATGCGAATGATGTTAGAGATTGTCTGAACGTATTTGATTCTAGTATTTGTTGATGTGAATTAACTCGAGTAAGAACGGGAGTAAACTCAGTTTGACTAACTTTGTCTTCAATGCCTTTGCTGTTAATTATTGAATTTACTTCGGTCAGACTTGCGTATTCACCGTCTAACAAAATGCTAGTGAGCATACTTGTGATAGTTTGCTCACCATCTAAGTTATCTTCACCAACGAAAAATTTAACAAGGGTCATTTCACCTTGTAAACCACCTAATACTGCTTCTAGAGCAGCATCAATATCACCGCCGACGATGGCTGATATATCACCTTTCAACTCAACCTTAAGGGACTCAAGTTGTACTTTACTTGCTGTTTGAGATATTAACGATGAATGGGCTGTGACTTGCCCTTCTAATACTTCAACTTGATTTTTATAACCAAGTAAAGATGCTTTAAAACCAACATTGTCTCCTATTAACGCAATAGCTCCCGCGAACGTGCTTTGCAGTGAATTGGGGATTGCTTCTGTGTCTTGGCGTAATAGTTCTAAAGCGTTATTAGTGGTTTCCGTTGCTGTTTTGTTAGATGTTATGTCGCGGTCAAATTTATCAAACTGCTCTTCTGCAACGTCATTTGAAACTGCACCAATTAACTCTGGTGTAACATTCGAGTTTTTAATATCTTCACGATCTGCCAAAGCGCCAACATAAGGATCTTCACCTTTGGCTAAATTTAGTAACTCCCACTCGTAGAGTAAATTATCTGAATTAACATCACTTCCACTTATCCATAAGCGAACATACCTGGTCATTTTATTTAATGAATCAACAGTTGGTAGTGCTACACCTACTGGATAATAGCTATCGATAGCTTCTCGACTCAGTTCATAACCTTCAATTGTACTTCCGTCACTAGAACCTTGCCCAAGCAACCAACTATAATTTGTATTGTCAGAACTAATGCAAATACCATATTTGAATCTTCTACCATCGGCTGCATAAAAATATACTCTAGAATTTGCGATATATTTTAATTCACCTAGATCAACCTGAATATATTGAGAGCCAGTTCCTAGTTGAATTAGTTGTGCACCAATTGCTTTACTTCCATCCGTGAGCGCTGATTCATTATTAGGTAATACAGAATAGGTAAGATTTGCGTTCGTTAATAAATTGGTGTCTTTATATTTTTTTACTAAATCTGTGTCGATTTGGTTTTGAATATATTGTTCGCTAATTTCTTCATTAGCACTTCTTTCAAGCTTGACATTGTATTCGTCTGGGTAAGGTTCTCTAGATTTTGGAATGAAGAATACGTGGCTTGCCGCAACGCTTAAATCTTGTGGGCTGTTAGGATCAGATTTACCGCCACCAGCATAATTAGAACCTGGTACCGGACACTCACCATAAGCTGCTTTAACTCGACCAAATAAAACTGGTGTGGGAAATGATTGTCCATCTATTCCCCAAACTAATATCCCTGGGGCTCCACCACCACCACTACCGGCGTAAGTGTTTACAAAATCATATTCACCGACACTGCCAGGCAAACCTGAAATGTCTATTACTGAATTGGGGCTTGCTGATCCCCCTCTTGATATAATTATTAATGATCCGCCGCCATAGCCACCAGCGCCACCTACCGCGCCACCATAGTAATCAGGTTTTGCATACACAACATTTTGACCTCCGGCTCCACCAACGGTTCCCCTCATATCTGCAGGAATACCATTAATTACACCTGATGCGTTTACAATTTCAAATGAGGGGCATGTTGACTGCACCCCTTTTATATAACTGCCATTTAATAATTTTTCTATTTCTGGTGGGGGAATATCTTGGGAAGCCCCTTTTATTAACTGACCGTTACTTCCACGAGTCCCACCTATATAACCTGATGAATTATTAGTAGACGTTACTCTAACTTCACCATCAATTTGGAAAAAACCTTTTACTCTTAGCTCTACATTTTCAGTAATATTTAAAACTACACCGGACGGTACTGTAAAGTCACCATCGATGTAATACGCCGTTCTAGTAGTTGGTTGACCCGTTAACGTTCCATTTGAATCTAGTAAACCATTTGTAATGGATAAAATTGTTTCAGCGTTAGTGGCGCCATCAGAATACCAAAGTGAAGGTAGTTCATTTAATGCTTGAGATTCATCGGTGATAGCATCTGCTTTTTGACTACTACCAAACAAATCAACTTCAACTTCACCTGAAATTTGATTAACTTTTATTTTTTGTATTTCAAACGATCTATCTAACGTTGATACATCACTAAAATCTTGGGTGGTTGGATCCGTACAACGAACAATATCCCCTACTTCAAGATCGTTCATTGTTGGTAGTAGAGTTACTGTTCTTCTTATCGGTGGACCTGCATAACGATCTCTGATCGCGTTAAAACGATTTCTAACAGAAGTAAAAGTGTGCCGACTGTTATGCAACCCTTTAAACGATAAGGTTTTAACTTGCCCAGCTCCGTGAGTGGAAATGCTAGTTGCATCAATAACCGAATTTTCTCTGTAATACTCAGCCGGAAACCCTGAATATTCCGCCCATGACCACTTAATTTTTATTTCATTTATTACAGCACTAAGATCATGGGTTAGTCTGCCAAAGTTTATTACATTGCTTGGCGATAAATGAGCTACATATGCTGACTTAGTTAGTACACCAGTTTTACGCTTTGTCCCCAAACGTCCATCCGCACGAACTAACATGAAGAAGCCTGATAATAATGCGACTTCTTTTTCTATAAACGTTTTGCCTGTCTCTTTACCAACTCCTTGAAAGCGGATAATAAAACCCTTTGAATAATCGTCAGGTTGAAACAAATCTAAGTTTTGATCTCTGAACTCTTCAATGATCACATCTGATTCAGGTATACCTAAATGCCAATTACTCGGTATTACATCTCCACCAATAATTCGTCCAGTTAATAACGCATATGCCATTGCTGTCGACGGCAATTCCAAATACACATATTCTTCAACCTCAATACCTTTATCACTACCTGTACTTTCAGGAACAATGTGGTCTATTTCTTTTGTACCAAATATCCCTCTGGTAATGCCTGTAAATGTATTTGCTGTTTTACCGGTGGCTCTGACAATCTCGAAGCCATTTTGATATTTTATTTTTAAATAAAAGTAAGATCCGGTTGGTTGGTCTGTGTAACTGGCAACGTGGGGACAAGGTTCAAATAAAGCTGCAGTAGTAACATTTAAAGTATCATCACCCGATAAAAAATCAGCGGTTAATGTGGTTGTATTCAATTCAAATAATTGAGTTCTAACTTCACGTAACTTATCAGAACATTGAATACTGTAAACACCATCACTTAAGGTAATGGAATTATCAACAATCTGCGTTTGCTCAATGCGAAAATCAGACCAATCCATTCCAGCGCCACCACGGAACAATTGGACTTTTACACCTTTTAAACCTTCGCTTTGATTTAATTTTGTTCTGATCTCAGTGGTGATTAAATTATTTACATCTAACAAGTCAAAGTTCAATGATCCTATTTCAGAATATCCACTGTCTGGTTTTAAACTTTGAGAAGTAGATGAAACATTTTTGATACAGCCACTAATAGCATTAGCTGGTAAGTTTGGAATGTCAGAATGCGAAGGTAAATAGAGTGGTTCACCATAATTAATAACTATTACTAAACGAAGTTCTTGGCTGCTAGATCTATTAAATTGATTAAAAACGTCTGAATTATTACGCATCGATTTCTACTATGGTAAAAGTGAATTGGCGGTGAAGTGGTCCAACATAACTAGCGGTAAAAGTACCTTTCTTGAGGTATACATTTTTAGGATCAACCGAAGAACCAATAGCCCCTTCAAGATCAAATACAAATACTTCAGAAGCAATAACGCTATGATGAAACTCTTCCCATTGTTTCAATGTGTTTGGGTTAGAAATATTTACTGGGACGGTAGTTATCACATGCTCTTTTTCTATATAAAATAAAGTGCCGTGAGGAGTTCCGTTTAAACTGGTTTGTTGAGAACCTTCTGATTTATGACTTGGCATATATGGCTGAACGCCAACTTGTAACTCACCGCCATTACTATCTTCAAACGTAGAGCGTTTTGGTATGTAACTGATATACATTAGGCACCTAACAATTGAGCTTGAGCACTATTAGGGTTATCTATTAGCACAGCATCATTTTCATTAATTTGAGGTTTTATCTTATTGATAAGCCAATCCCCCATACTTTGAGAGTCACTTACCACATCACCGCTAACTTGAATCACAATAGATTTGCCAGGGTTATTAGTTGCGCTATCCACAACTGGTAGGTTAGAAATGTTACTTGATGGAGTGCTAGTGGGTGAACTAGATGAAGAAGATCCACCACCAACTGAAATGCTAGAACTAGATCCAACATTTTGTTTTTTGATATTCATTATCTGAGCTAAACCTTTAGCTCCCATGGCTATCGCTGGACCTATGCCCATTGGATAACCACCACTGTTTTTATATGTTTCTAATATTGCGGTTGGTAATGTGACCATTGCATGAGCTAACGAAACCATCTTTTGACGCTTGAACATCTTATCTTGGTTTTTTGTGGTGACGCTTATCACATCATTAAAGAACCCTGCTGTTTGACCAGCAACAACATTAAATTCTTTTAATTTTATTGCCTGACGTTGATTAGAATAAAAACTTTCCAAGTCAGTCATTTTTTGTTCGTATTTTTCTTTATCTATAGCCTTTTTTTGATACGCGTCATACAACAAAGCTTGTTCATCTAATTCCTTTTGATTTAGTTGAAGTAATTCAATATTTTGATATTCACCTAACAAAGCAACTTTGGCCGCTAATTTTTCACGCTCAGCGGCTAACGGATCTACATGCGGAGCATCAGGCGTTTGTCCTTGGCCAGTTGTGATTTTAGCTTTGATTTTTGCAACCGCTTCTTGAGCTTTTATATCCGCTTCAGCTAATACTTTATCTATGTTTGCTTTTAATACATCTGAAGGTAAGTCTGACGCTAATAAATCAACTAAGTCCTGTTTAGCCTGATCAAAACTTTCAGCTTGTGCTTTAACATAAGCTTTCATCCCCTCTGGAACTCGAACTTGAACAGCGCTAACCATTTGATCAATATTTTTTAAGGCATTTGCTGCGCTGTCACTAAATGGAGATAATAGCTCTAATGTTTTTCTTATTGGCCAAACTAAACCATCGATTAGTTTGTTACGAACCAGTAGCACCGTATCAATAACCCCCAACAGTCCGCTATTCATACCGACCATCAAGCCTTTAAATACGACTTGAATTCCTTTTATAACAATTTTGATCCCGTAAATAGTGTCAGCAAAGAACCCTGCTACTTTGGCGCCACCTGTGAAGACAGCCTTAACAACATTTCCCATGTTGTTACCTTCGGTAGCCGCCCCTGTTAATTTATCGGCAATGACTTCAATGATTGGCGCTAACTCAACAGCTAGTTGTTGGCTAAATCCTGTCGCCACTTGATTCAATCGAAGCATCGAATCATTGGCCATTTCTACTTTGTAAGCATCAACTCTGGATATTGCTATTCCTAATCTTTCAGCTTCAACTCTAGCGGCTTCAAAACCCTCACGGCCTTGGTCAAGTGTGTTTAATAGGCCAACACCAGAACGGCCAAAAATATCTGCAGCTAACGATGCTTTTTCAGTTTGGTCACTCATTTTATTAATGGATTCAGCAATAGTTAAAAACTGCTCTTTTGCATCCATTTTGCCCAGTTCATCAATACTTAATCCAAGTTGCTCGAATGCGGGTTTCGCTGTTCCTAAACCCCGTTGAGCTTCACCAACAGCCCTTGTCATTTTTTCTAGTGATTTATCAAAATTTTCTGAAGATTGACCATTTAGTTGCGTCATATGATGGAATGACGCCAAATCTTCTGTTGCAATGTTTAAGCGATCACTCATTTTGGCTAAGTTATCAATAACACCCATTTGTTTTTTAGTCATGACAGCAATCCCTGCTGCTAAACCGACCCCAAACAAAGCAGCCAACTTCCCACCAGACTTAATAGTTGTAATGATGTTAGCGTTAATAGATTTAAACATTTTTGATGTTTTATCATTGCCAACAATCTTAAACGTATAAGTGTTAGTACTCATTTTTTGGTTTTAGCCTTATGGTGTTTTGCTATTCGTGAGCCTATTAATTCCATGGCTTCTAAAAAGAAGTTGGATTGATCTAATATGCCACCAGCAATTGGTAAAAGTTGGTTTTGGTAATGGGAGTACATGCGCCACATTGTTTCATGCCAAGGTTCAACCATTGGTAGTAAACAAATTTTACTTTCTATTACATCTGGGATAACCCAGCGTTCGAAGGGGCTTGGATTGCTTTCATCACAAAAGCGGCCCCAGTTACAGTCACCGCAATCGAATTTTTCTCTGTTGAGAATGACTTCGACTGCGATTGTTAGTTTTTTGAGTCTTCACCTGTCATGGTTGACATAATGATCACTTGATTGGCCAATTCAGAAAGTATCTCTGCTGGCATAGAGCGTTTTAAATTGTTAAACGTGAATTTTAAGTTTTCACCATCAGGATCAAGAACGTTTTTCCAGTTCTGAACTTTCTTTAAAAGCATATTCAAACCAGACTCGTTGCATTTAAACAACATATCCCCATTATCATTTTCAATATTTTCACCGGCGCTCATTACGTTTAAAAACTCCAATTGCGTAAGTGGAGCCAATAGAAACTGTGCTGGTTTATCATCTTCTTTTTCAGATAACGGAATGTACCAATCAGGTGCTAAGCCTTTTGTAGTTGTAATTGCCATAAATAGCCTATTATTTAAATGTTAATGTGAATGCTTCATCGTCACCTAAAGCACTAAAAGGTATGTCCAATGTTCTTAAACCATCACGGTCACCTGAACTGACTTCTTGATAATATGTAGTTGGCATATTCAAGGACCACTTATTACCTGCAGTAGTACCAATATCTCCCGTAGAGATTGCTTTATTTACACCCCCCTTCCAATCTCCAACCCAATTTTGAGTTGCAACTAGTGTGTCTTCCGGATCGAATGAGCCGGTAACGTCACGATCATTAATTATTACTGTGGAGTATCCATCGTCAGAATTCATATCAGGAGGGGTGGATATCTCGTTACCAATTGAAAATTGAAGTGCAGATATAACAGGAGAATATGCACCAACTGTAAATGCAGCTCCAATGATTGCCGGTGGAACAGTTGCGTCATAAGTACCACCAACTAAAGCAGCATCAATATGACCAGCATCATGGCCAGTAAAGGTGAATGAAAGGGTTCCGCTTTCACCAGTAGTACCACTAAGTTCCCAAGTACCAACACAGCCCGTTGCTTTTTGTAACTTGCCGTCTTTGTAATAGTAAATTGTTGCATATTTATGGCTTGTACTTGCGGGTGTATAAGCCACAGAAGTCGATGCTGTTATCGTTTCGGTCATACCGCAACATATTAGAGCATCACCAAACTCGGGAGCAGTTCCTGCTGTACCACTGCCTTTAACTTTTACACTGAATGAGATTTCAATTAGTGAACCTGCAAAAGTACTTTGTTCCTTCCCAAGTGTTGCTTTACGAGGGTTATATTCAGCTTTTTTAACACCTGCATAACTGTAACTTAAGTCTTCAACTAAAATTGCATCAGAAGTAACTGGTACCGCTGGTGTACTTTCATCCGTTTGGATTTTAAAAAAGATCTCTTCTTTTTTTACTAACATTACTTTGCCCCTTTAGTTGAATTAGGCTTGGTAACTTTTCCAGCCTCATTAGGAATGAATTTTTTTGATTTTGGTTTAATTGGTGTGGCTTTTGTTTTGCTCATATCACTGACTCGGGTTATCAATAGGATGGCGATATTTAACACGCCACGTTTGTTCAATTTCTGCAGTTGGCTTATCTGATTCTGTTGAAGTTCTTAATTCTGACTCTCCAACTAGCTCAATTTCATGTATAAAACTGAGCCCTAAATTATTGCTAGAGGTGATAGCGGTATATGTTTCATGTAAAACCGTTGAAACTTGATCATCTAGACTTTCTTGTTGTTTTTTGGCTGTAACAACAACGGTTATTTCAAAATCCCGATCTAAATAAACACCATGATGTTCTGTAACTTTATCGGGACCTCTTAAAATCGTTAATGAAGGTGCGGCATCTAATGTGTAAAATTTACTTAAACGACATTTATTAGCCGTTGTAGTTAAGCCTGTTAATTGAATAACAAAGTTATCCAGAATGATTTGCGACAGTAATTTCATTAAACACTCAATATAAAACGAGAAAAATAAACACCTTCTTTCTGTCTTACTTCTATTTCAAAGTTTTGGTTCTCGATGGTTAAGACAGTTCCACCTGGTACATCTAAAGATTGTTGATAGGAACATAAAAAAGTTGAACGAAGACCTGCTATAGAATCAGTTTCCACATACTCCCGTGCAAACTTACCTAGAATTGATTTGTCAGTGTCATACGTTGCCGAAACAACACCTGGTAAATCTTCATCTAATATCTCTAAAGCTAGGTCTTCATCCATTACCTTTTACTCTTCTTCTTTTGGTGCTTTCACACGTTTAGTAGAAACTAAATAGGCAACATCACTTTTTTCAACTTCTAACGTTTTAGGTGTTTTAGCATCAGATGCTGCCGGCAATACCGTTTTACCTTTGTATTTAAAGGCTCTTAATACAGTGCATTTCATAATAATTACTCTTATTTTTAGATAATAAAAAAGGGGCCGAAGCCCCTTAAATTAACCAGTGATTGCGTCTTCAATAATTGAGAACGACTCTGGATGACGAACACAATAATCAACAGATTGAAGTGCAACGATACGAACAGCGCCCGAAGTTGCTTTCGTATATGGGTCAACCATGAGATCAAGGCCACCCCATAAGCCCATGATCAAATCTGAGAAATTACCAAATAAAGCAGCACTTAAGTCTGTACCTGTACCTTTGGCCAAATTAGAAGGAACTTGATTTGATATTACAGAACGATAACCATTAAGCGGTGTGTCACCAGCGCGGTTATCCCAAATAAAGTTACCTGAGCCGGCATCTAACTTGGTTTTCTTTAACTTGCCGCGCATCTTGGCGTTGGTTAAGTAACACATAGAACCAATATCAGCATTTGAATCTGCAATGTCAGTTTCTAAGTCAACTACATGATCCCAAGTAGGGGCTCCACCATTTGTATCAATAGGGACGATACCTACACCATTAGCATTCATAATGCCTATTGGTGAATTACCAGTTCCATCACCTGCTATACCAGCAAAGTCCAAACCTAACGCTAAGCGTTTGATTATTTCCATACGAGCGAACGCTTCTATATTAATACCGCTTTGCAGTAATAACTGACGGCTTAGCTCTGTAAATGCACCAGCTGTTTTTGGAGTCATGGCGATTTGTTCAAACGTACCATTGGTTTCCGTTGGCGCGCCATTTTCAGCTAACCAGTACATGGAAGCCCCGCCATTTTGACGAGGTATAGCAATATTCCCGTTCAAACCTGACAGTGTTGTAATGCCACATTGAGTTAATGCCATTGCATTTTCTAATGACTCGATAAATGAACCTGTCATTAGGTCAGTAGAGATAACGTTACCGCCATTTGCAGCTGAACCTGCAGACATTGCACGAGTAAGTACATCTTGCGGGACAATGATGGCATTCTCACCACGGGCTGCTCGGCCTAAGGTTTTTTGGGCTGCTTCATTACATTCCAATTCAAAAGCAGCGGCTTCTTGAGCTCCTTTATTGTTTGGATTAGCTAATGCGTTCATCACTCGCAAGAATGAATAATCTTGTGATTCTTTTTCAGACAATCCAATTTCAGGATTTTCTGCTTTAGTTGCTTTTTGGCCTTTTGAGCGCTCTAAAACTTCTTGATTGAAGTCATGGATTGAACCACCAGCATCAATTAAACGAAGGGCTACATCATCAGCACCATATTGAGATCCCGCTGCTAATAATTCATTAACACGGGCGCGTTCTGCAGCTTGAGCCGCTTGTCTCTCTGCCTTTACATCGACAGGAGCTTTAACTTTTTCTTCATCTTTTTCCATATCGGACACCTTTTTTTCTGAGTTTGATTTAATTATTTCAACTTCTGGCGCTTCTAAATTTCGACCAACACCAACCGATACATCAGCTGCTACACTGACGATAGATATCTCATAGGGTTCCCACCTGGTTACCCTATATAAATCAGGTTCATCTTCATTTTCTTCCACCAGCTTTATTTGTTTGATGAAATACCCAACACTCACCTGAGTTCGAATACCATCAACAATGTCTTGGAAAATCTCACTAGCGCGAGCTGAGTTTCCAAAACGGACGAGTGCCCGACCCCGGCCATTCTCGATCCATACTTTTTCAACAACACCAACCTGATCATCCCAATCATGATTAACCAAGAAAGCTGCTGTACCATCACCAAGACGAGTTAAATCAATCTCTTCATCTTGGTGACCTAAAACTTCCATTCCCCACCAGCGCTGGTAAGGTTCTTCACTTGAAAAAGAGAGTTCTACGGTTCTACTCTCTTGATCTACTGTTCGTGTATTAAATTCAGCCAATAAAAAAGCCCTCGACTGAGGGCCTTCTTTGTTAATATCTTTTAAGTCACGCTGACTATTTTTTTGTTTTTTCATCGTCTTCTTCATCTGATTGCTCTGGTTCTGGTTCAGACTCAGGCTTTACAATCGACTGAGTAGGTTTAGAAACTATTTCGATGCCTAATTCTTTTAATCGTTTTTGTTCTTCTGCTATTTCTTGCCAAACTTCATCAGGGTCACCGCCCATTTCTCTAATAACTTGGCTACGTGATTTGAACTTTTCATCTACATTTAATTTTGCAGTTTGAGTGTCTTTATAAGGATCAACCCAATCCCAACGACGACCTTGGAACGTGTGATCACTATATTGAGTTAATTTGGAGCTACTTAACGGTTTTCCACTATTCCAGACAACAGCTTCATTTAACAAAGCCCACTTTAACCAAGTGTTAAACATGGTTGATTTAATATGTTCAATGAAAAATTCTTGTAAACATTTCCAAAGTTCACGACTTTCTAAAACGCCACCACGAAGAGAACTAAAATTCACCCCCTCTAGGTCATTGGCCAAGGTGTTGTAGTCAACATTTAACGCTGACGCTATACCTCTTAAAATGGTTTTTACGAATGCTTGATAAGCTTGGTTTGGGTGCGGTGCTGACCATTGTTTAATATCTGCGCCTGGTGCTAAATAATGAAAGGCGCCCGCTTCTGCTTCAATGATTGGATCTTCATCAACGTATTCAACATCATCGTCTTCTTCATCAGTTTCATAGGTGTCTTCATCACCTTCAAAACCTGCATCATCACCATTAGGGACAATAAAGCCCATTGTTGACGCAGCATTCCTAGCAGCTACTAATTCAGCTTCTTCATAACCATTTAATATTCTTAAACGTAGCATTGCAGCTGCGGCTCTTGGATAACCGCGTAACTGATCTGGATATTCAAAAATAAACTTATGGATAATAAACTCAGCTTTGATCCTTAAGTATCCAACGCCGCCTTGGTTGTAGTAATTACTATGAGTTACATCAGTGCTATGAAAATGATAAGCAGCAACTCGGCCACGGGAATCTGTTTCAATTCCCATGCGAACTTTATTTTTACCATTAACGTCTTTAATGTTTACGTCTAGCAGTTCAGGATCAATTAATTTAAAACTTACTCCGAATTTATTTTCAGCCTTACCAGTAACAACCATGACGATGATCTCACCTTCACGATTAAGTGAATCGACCATCATATTATCCATATCTTTCATGGATAATCGGTTTTGAGCATCACATACGCCTGGTCTAGAAAATTCATTCCATGCTTTTTCGATTGCATCCCTTGCTTCAATGTCTGGTTTACCCTGATAACTTACTTGTGATCGAAGAATGAACCCCTTTGAACCCACCACGTTATTACGACACATTGATAAAAAGCGGCGAATATACGGGTCGTTATGAGCTAAGTTTCTACTTCTTGCCCTAAGGTTTCTAAGCTCACTTTCAATTTGTTGGTTAATTGGCTGTGTACCGGTAACCCAACCAGAAATTAATCTGTCTGGTTGGGCGGCATCCCAAGCACCAGAATGAGCTAAGCGAACAGCTTTAGAAACAGTACTTTGTTTTCTAATTAACGTAGGTTCTTTACGCTCAACGACTTGTGAACTTTTGGTAAACGGCCACATATTAACGGTTCCTAATTAAAGCGCGTCGAACATGACCCCGGCGCTTTCTGCTTTCGGTTTTTTTACCAGAGTTAACTTCACGTTTCATGCGATCTCTAAGAAGTATTAAATCTGCGATGTTTCTACGTGCTAACGTTTGACCATCAACCGTTACTTGTTGTTGATCTTTAGTTGCTGTTTTTGCGATAACAGCTTCTACAGCTTCAAGTGTGATTTCTGCAAAGGATCTTAAATCAACAGCTGATGTGAAGTTTGGTTTTATCGTTACTGATGATTCATGAATGGTTATTCTTTCACTCCCTTTGGATACATAACCAAATAAGCGGTAACTGCCAGCGGACCATGAAGCTGAAACAGTTGAAGTAATTGATACTTCATAACCATCACCAGAAGCAGTCGATTCAATTTCATAATGTTGGGTTTGGTTTACTAATGAGTATTTAAGCTCCCAACCATCTGTGGCTAAATATTCTGATAATTGCTTACTCCATGATTTGGAGTTACCAGCAATCAAAGTTTTAAATTCACTCATTTATCACCAACGTTTTGCGAAACTACTTTTTGAACGCGATTGTCTTACAACTTTTCGCTTCACTATTTTTTTCTTTTTCTTTACTGGTTGAACAGGTTCTTCGTGGGATAGCGCTTCATCTTCTTCGATATCCACTTCTTGCTCTGGCTCTTCCACCTTTACCAACACTTTTTTTAATTTAGATCTTAAAATTTTGAAGTTTGGTTTTAATATTTCAATTGCTACATCTGCATAAACCTTACAATCCAAGGCTTCATTCCTTGGGCGTAATTGTTTATAAACTTTTACAGGCTTACCTTCTCTGTATTGAGTGGTTAATTTTTCTGCAGTTATCTGTTCAAAGTATTCTTCATCAATGCCTGGGCGACCAATAGGAAAATGGACGTAACCGGGACCTGGTTCATCAATCTTTAAACAACCAAATATTGCGTTTTTAGCTGTGTCGGTACCAACGGAAAATAGGTTTACTTTTTCTTTATTATTTTTAGTTGGTCGGCTAACTATTGGATTCCAGTGTTGGCTTGAACCTTTGAGAGCATAAAACCTTTGAGCATTATGTTTCTTACAAAATTTATATGCGGTAGTTGCATTATGGCCTTGCGTATCAATTCCAGCGGCTTCTACTTTTAAAGTAACCCCGTTACGCATAGGCCATTTTTTGTATAGGTGATCTCTCAGTCTGTTCCATAACTCCATACGACTTGGATTGCCGTAAAAAATATCATGGGAAATTAACCAACTTTCTGTACCATCAACGCCACCATATCCCCAAATAGAACATTCAAGCCGATCATCTTGAGTATCAATTCCTGCAACTAACAAACAAACATCATCTGGTATTATTGCTGGGTAATGTTCTCTTCTCATGTAAAGGGTACTCGCTTCAAACTTTTCCCCTTCTTCTTCGTAGGCTTGCCCTTCTGTTGTATTGGTCCAACTTCGCCAACGAACTATAGAACCTTTTGCTTTGGTAAAGTCTCGGGCTATTTTTCCCCATGTTGTCCATGGAGAATATGCCGCCCATATATGGAAACTAACCGAATAAGGTGCTGCTACTTCTTCACCATTTTCGTTATAGAAGTTTTGCCCATCATGAGTTGTAGTTCCTAATTGTGAACGCCAAATACCGTTTTGGTCCATCCACTCTAACCACTTGTAATCGATTAAAACGCTGCAATGTTCACATAAATACTGAGCTTTTAACGGATGTTCTTTATCAAACTTAATGCCTGCTGATGCTTTAGGCCCACCCCAAATTAATACCTGCTCTTCTTTACAGTGAGGGCAAGGTAAGTAACGACTGAAATGTTCATCAGCTGAGTCAGACGCTATTGTTATCTGACAACTTAATAATTCTTTTGGAGTACTTCCCCTGATAGATTTAGGGAAAGGGGCACCTTCAACACGCTTATCACCTAGCGTTATTGCATCACCTTCTTTGTCTATATCAGAATCAAAACTAGATAGTTCGTCATAGATAGCGACATCGACGGACTTCTCCCTATAGTTAGCAGCTGAATTACCGCCTTTAATATGAATTTGTCGAGAGTTTGTAAACAGCTTGTAATCAAGTGTATTGAACTTGTGTTTCTTATCTAACCAAGGGAATATTTTTTTAAGCGGTGACACATCACGTATCATCGTATCAATATGTTCTTTAGTGAACTCGGACGCTTTATCGTTGGTCGGTTGCCACAAAATACAGTTACGGCGTTTATGTTCAATAAAGTAAGCAATGGCCGCTTTTAGCATTTGGCTATAACCAACACGAGCCGACTTTTTTAGATTAACTTCTCTAATATCATCGTTAGCCATGGCATTTAATATTGCCACTTGGAACGGTTGAGTTTTCCAACTACCTTCTGAATACGAACTTTCGGCCGCTAATCTAAAATATTTATCTGACCAATCAGCACATGATATTGGTTCTGGAATACTAAGCGTTGATGTTAAACCAGCTGTTATGGCTGATTGTAAATTACTAATCTGCCTCGCTGTTATATTCTTCGATAAACTCATTAAGTTGGGAACCTACTTCGACAGCTGTATTTCGAGCTTCAGCAATAACTTTCTTAACTCGATCCATTTCAGCGGCTTTAGTCTCTGGTAATATTTTTTTGATTAGTGCTGGAAGTCCATCGAACTTTGATGCTATTTCAGAACCCATTTTTGCAAATACAAATTGAGCCGCAACTACTGGAAAAAGACTCCCTTCCTTTTCATCATTTTGCAGTTTTGCCCCTCGACGTTTTTCATGATCAAGCTTTGCTTTTTCTTGAACTGGGTCAAGCCAATCTTCTTGATCTTTATCACCAACCAACTTGGCCGTTTCATGGGCTACTCGGTTGGTGATAACATCCTTGAAACTGTATAGGTTTTGCCTACCTGTTTTTTCAACAGGTTCCACTCCCCACTTATCGAACGCATTGGTAGAGATACCAATGGCTTCGGCCATTTTGGTTTTGTTAAAAAGTGGTTGGTTTTTCGTGCTCATTTTTGACCGGAGAAAGTGGCTATCATCAACAACAACCACCCTTAAAAATTTTCGTAAATAGAGATACCTTGCGCGGCTGCGTACCCTTAAGGCCCCACCCCTTAGGGAGTACCTTTTATAAAAAAGGCTTCACAATGGAAGCCTTTTCTTTAATCTAATAGTGAATCTATGGACCGCTTAACCTTCATCGGGTTCTCAATACCATTAAGTATTAGGTCTGAACTGCCTGTGCCAGTGAGGACTACAGAGCCAGAGCCTAGCAATCTTTCCAGTATGCCTTGCTTAACTTCAACTGTTTCAATCTTAGTTAGCCTAACCTCTTCAGTCTTACGTGCAATGATGCCATCCTTACGTACTACACGTTTAGATGTAACCCCACGTTCTTGGGTCTTAATACCTAAGATCTTATAAGCTGCAATAGCTAATACTATATAACCAACAATATGTGTTGGGTTCTCTTGTCCTGGTACATCACTTGAACCAGCAACCAACAACAGTCCAAACAACACCAGTATTGTAGGGAATATCCAGACCATCCAATGCAACTTAAATAACTCAATGATTGATTCATCTGCTGATAATGACTTCTTAATATAAGACATACTAATTTTCCTTATTTATCCATGTATGTAGAAGTGAATATATTATCAATATAGGTAATTAGAAAGCTTTTTTGTTAGCCTTATCAACAGCTCGGCCTATCTCATGCTTGAGTTCTTTAGGTAAACGCTCTCTAACTTTTGCTTGAATAACATCTCTAACCAATGGACTAATAAACTCTTGTCGAACACTAGGGCCCTGTATGAACTTAAACTTGCCAGAGCCTTTCTTACTTACAACCAATGGGCCTTTACTGGTGTTAACAATAAATGTGCCTTTATATTCTTTGGTCTTTTTCCATGCCTTTGCACGAACGCCACTAAACTTAAATGCCCCATTCTTTTTACGGATCATAAACGCTTTATTATTGCGCTTACCCTCTGAAACATTGGATATTAGGTTATAAGCTCGACCAGCTTTAGCATCAAGATATGCCACTAACTTTGAACGTGTGGCTTTAACTTCTTGAATTTTTTCTCTTATAGTTTTTTGTTTTAATCCAGTTTCATCTGCAATTGCTTTAACACCTGCTGAACGGGCACTTCTCATTGACCTATTAACACTTCTTGAAACTGCATCTGGAAACTCTTTTGCCAACCTAAGTAGATCTTTTTCCATGCGCTTAGCGTCTTTAAGATCAATGCTTAAATTCATAAGAACTCTCTGTTATAAACACAAATTAACGATTTTCTAACAAACGGTCTAATTTTTCATTAATACTATCTAGCTGTTTTTCTACTCGCTTTTGGTCTTCAGTTCGTTGCGACTGAACGTAATCAATAGATTGTTCATTAGCAGATATACGCTTATCCAAACCACTCAAATACCACATACTAGAAACTAACAAACCGATGGTGCTTATAATATGAACAAGGTTAACTTCTTTCTTCATATGCCATTGCTCAGGCGTTTGTGAACTCACTGTGTAACCTTCATTATCTTGTTCTTATCACTACTTGATTTAGTTGTACCTACCCAATAGGCGATTGACGATCCCCAAGCAGTAACCACTTGGCCAAACAACATAAATACGATATTTGCATTTTCTTTAGGTACTGTAATTGTCATTAACCCATATGCACCAACTGCTACTAAAATAGTAAGTAACAAACATATAACCATCGGCATTGGGTGATCTTTATGGTTTAACCTGGCACTCTCACGATCTTTAACTTCTAGTGCAAAAACATCTACACCAATCTTTTCCATTTCAAGTTTGAACTGATTATCTAATCGCTTAATTTCGGCTAACTGATCAGGTGAAGCGTTAGTTACTAATCTCTCTAAGTCTTGAATACTGGCATCATCACCTAATAATTTACCAGATAAGAACTTAACAGCACCGCCAGCTAATGGACCGCCTATTGCTGTAGCCAGTGTTGGAGCAATAGCAGCTAATGTATTCTTCCAATTCATCACTGCCAATCACCAGTTAACATTTGATTAGCTAAAGCCAATGCACGGCCTTTAACTTGATTAGCCCATCGACTATCAAGCATTTCTTTAGCTGCGGTTTCATAATCTTTAACCTTGAATGCAGCCAACATATTCTTAAACTTCATCAAACGAGGAATACCCATATTGAATGCCATGTTTACAATGACACCTTGACGCGCACAGCAATGGCCCATCAATTGGACCTTGCCGTTTAATTCTTTTCTTACTTTCTCTAAATCATTAGCAAGTAAATAAGCAGCTTCTTCTTCTGTTAATGGGTTAGCATCTAAGTTACGTCCATAACCTATTGTTGTTGCACCAGCCGAACATAAATAAGGCTGACCTCTAAAACCTTCGTGACGCTTAACTTGTTCAGTTGTATTTAAACTCATATAAACCTCACACACATAAAAAAGCCCGGGCATTTCTGACCGGGCAAACAATAACAACAACAGGAATATCGGGAACAAAAAAGGCTGTACATTTCCTCTAAGTGAAGAAATTGACAGCCTACCTGTTTATTTATACACACTGTCTAGACATACAGCAACCATTTATTGAAAAATAACCATAAAAAAACAGTACTGGCTTAAAAAACAGCTATTTCTTCATAAAAAAAATAGTTTTTGTGAGATATCTGCCATTGTTTTATATATTCTTTTCATTATATTAATTATTACTTAAACAAAGATGTTTATTAGAAAGTTTGTTTGTGTATAATCCGGCGAATTTTGTAGAGCTGTAATCAAGGAATTCAATGAGTCAAAAACCCCTACCATTACAAAATGAAATTGTAGAAAAATTAAATGAATTAACTGTTACTGGTGAAGTTAATGATATCGCTCTTCAAGCAGTTAAAGTTAAAATCAATAAAATCACTGATAGTGCTACAAAACACCGAATGCTTGGAATGTTTTTTGCTGTAAAGAATGATGTAGCCAGTGTAATCAAACATTTCAAAATAGCAATTAAGTTGTATGGCAATTCACCAGAAGTAATAATTGATTACGCAATTGCTTTAAATAACGTTTATAGATATGACCTATCATATGAATTTTTAGAAACTTTAATAAGTATACCGTCAATAAATAACTTTAAAACAGCTATACTTTCTTGTACGGAATGTTGGGATTTTGAAAAAGCTATTTCTATTTATGAGCTTTTTAAAAAAGCTCATCCAGAAAAAAATGAAGCTGATGTAAAAGTCGAGAGTATTATGGAATTTTACAATGAAGCGAATGTACAAAAATCAATCGCAGAAACGTTAGGTTTTGATGATAATTATAACAAAGTTATTTTTTCTGCCATCCAAATGGTCAATGAATTCACAACTGAGAACGTTTATCATTACACCATTAGAAATAACGATGTTACCTCGTGGTGTTCATTTGTTTGGAAAGTGAATGAAAACACTAAAAATGTAGATGATTTGAGTGACCAGCTAGATAACTTGTTAATTGAAAACTATGAATTAATTGATATTAATAAGTTGGTTTTTAGATTAGAAAAAGGAGATGTTTCTGGTGATTAACAAGGATGAGTTTAAAAATTTTGCTACCGACGATATTACAAGCGAAGAGTTTGTTTTACGAAACAAAGCTTCAAGACTTTATTACCATCTATTCCATTCAATAAAAGAGTTCTTACCGATGGAACCTCGCCATAATGAAAAAGGGGGGAGTCATAAGAAAATATCAAACTGTCTAGCAAAAGATTTTTTACATCTTCCCAATAAGATGGATTATGTGCGCCTTGCTATATTGATGAACAAATGTAAAGACATAAGAACTGAGGCCGATTATAAACTAGACGAGGATTTTAATTTATCGTCGTTTGAGCTTTTGGCAAAAGAAAGCGATAAAGCGTTACAGTTAATTAAAGAAATTGAGCCTTCTGCGGCTTAACTTAGATCCTCTGTAAATTTGTCATTTTTAACCCCTTCATATTCTATGAAATAATACTTACACAGTGCTAAATCAGTAAATTACAACTATAAATTAAAATAGAATGTATTTAGTGTGAGATTTTCATGGAAAGAAAAAAGTTAAACAACTTAGATTACAGTATTAATACCCAACTTCGTGATAGAAGAAAAGAGTTAAACATGACTATGCTTGAAGTGGCTAGGTGTTTAGGCAAACCACACAGTTACGTTGGTCTAATTGAGTCCGGCCAAAAGAGTCTAACCACTGGTGAGTTACAGGTTTACTGCAGTGTACTTAGTATTCCACTAGAAATAGTGATCAACATATCTAAAAAAGACGTCATGTGGAAATTCAAGCCGCCTCACGCTTAGCAATAAAATATCCCTCTAATTGAGCAGTGGCCATATCCATCCACTGCTTAACACTATCTTTGTTCCAACGCTTACCATTTGCCTTTAAAGGTAACCTAATTGCAATAGTACGATAACCAACCTGAGCAATGTAAAACCACTTAAATGCATTTATTAATTGTTCATCCTTAACAAACAATTTAGCTATTGCCTGGTCAATTTCAATTAACCGGCTTTCTGGAATTTCAAACTGTGAACCGCCCTTCTTAACAACAAACGGCTGAATTTTATATGAACCTGCTTCTGAATTTGGAGTGCAACTACTTGCCCACTTTCCCCAAAGGTCCAGTTCTTCATAAAGTGAAAACTCAATTTGAATACCCATAACTAAATTCCGTATTGTTTTATTAGCTGCTTTATAAATTTTGGTCGTTCGTTAACTGGTGTATCAAACAGCAATTGAATGTAATCAGATTCATCAATAACCATCATCAACCTATCAGCTGGCCGTTTACCTATTAGATTCTTATAACGCTTTCTATAAGGATTAGGCATTACTGTTTTGAGTCCTGTATTTAAACTCTCGTTCTTCTTTTCTGCCACATATAATGTGACCATCTCTATAAGTAACTACCCATACCTTAACCATTAGAATTTCCCCAAATATCTTAAAATAGTCTGTTGAGCTTCATCAAACCATAACAAACAGCAACCGAATGGCCGGCCTTTTCCATTCTCTCCAACCACTTTTGTTGGCTATCTGAAACTGAAGCCTTTTTCCGATCCTTTTGCTTCATCTCAATCCATAAACCGCTGTAGCCATCTAACGGAAGTGGAAAATGAAGATCAGACACCCCCGCTTTAACACCTTGAGTTTTAAATCGAGCAGCTTCCTTAACATTACGTTTACCACCATTGGGGATTGCATAAAGGTAATCACTTACCGTGGCTCCTTTTTCTATATGCGGCAAGCAAGGCAACTTATAATACATTGCCCAACTTACTAACCTTTGTTGTTCTATATCTTCAGCATGTTTCATGTTCTGGCCTTATATATCGCTGGGACTATATGGTAAAAGTTATTTTCAGTAGAAAGCTTGTACATTAGGTCCGGACTTAACCAGGTAAGTGACTCAACCCCAAACTGTTCTTTTAACAAATATCTGAAACGTTCCAATGCCCACTTTTCAACATGTTTAATACGTTGAGTACTCCACCAGCTCTCATTGTTAATTGAGTCTTCACCATGCAAATGTTGTTGCTGGTGGTGAAAGTTATTTAATGGGATTGCTGAAAATGGTGGTTTAATTCCCATACCAGATCCATTGCTAACTCTACGAACGTGAGCCGCAACAATTGGATTGTCTTCGTGGCCGTATTCACCGGTGAAAGCACAACGTTGTTTCTTCAACCAAGTTAGGTACTGAACATCGCTGCCAACCACATTCCACAACACAGGACTTCTAAAAAAACCACTCTGCACTAACGCTTTTGCATACTGGCCATAAGGACCGCTTTTCTTTTTAACGTCTTCATTGTTTAACCTGGCAACAACAACAGGAATACGATCACCAGAAAGTATCTCTTCAGCTTTAATCGAGTACTCCGAATCAATAGCAATTTGAGCGTAGATAATACCGTCTTCCTGTTTTTCAAATTGGATAACGTTTCCAGTGATCACCTGTTCAGCCATTAATTAAGCCGCCTTAACGTGTAACTGAGTTACATCTTGCTTAATATCATCAAGAACCGAACTGATAGACGGATCCAGTAAATCTGACAATCTATCAATCACCTGGCACTTAAGTTCGTATTGCTCCACTGGGGTAAGTACAACAGGCTCAATACTTAACTTCTTCTCCAAACCATCAAGAGCAATAGCAACATCATTTGAAATAACATCATTTTTAATAACGTCACACCTAGACTCCATTATCACCAAATCATTAACTTCCAATTTAGCTTCATGCTCTCGTTCTGGTAGTGTTTTACCGTTCTCAATCGTTAGGTTAGCTGCAGCCAATGCAAGTTCACCTTTTCCAGTAACCGAGTACTGTTTGTGCTTAATCATCAAATAACCGGAATTATACAAACTACCTAAATCAATCTGAGTGGCTTTCAAAGTACCTTCACACTGATCATGGATAACAGCCACGCCGCTCGGTTGGCAAGACTTAACAACTTTCAACAACTCTATTTCCCATTTATGTAATTTTGGCATCACTAACCTCTTAATTTCGTTCTTAATTTTGCTAAATCAGCACTAACCTTATTAGGGTTTACTCGTTTACTTCCTAACCAAGGAGTAGTCTCAAAATCTACCCCAATCTCACGATTCGACGCTTTAACCTCGCCAGATATTTTGCACCTTGAAACTATTTGGCCAATTGTTGGGGGCCATTCTCTATCTTCGGATTCAAACGACTGAATGCACATTTTGGTTTTTTCCAGTGAAATACCTTCACGTTGAAATATTCCAGCTAAATACGTAAAGTCTTCAGGTATTTTATTTGGCTGGATAACACCATGTTTTTGACTCCACTTGCCATTAAATATCTTGTCCATGCTCGTCCATATCAAAGCTATGATTTGGCTCACTTCCAAAGTGATTGTTGACGGCTTCCATTGCTTCTGCTGCGGATTGCGTAGTTCCAACTGACCGAACCCGTTGGCTTTTTGCTTGGCTAGATTTTGTATTGATTTCATTGTTCGATTCCTCATGCAGAATTTCATCTTCGTATCGAGCTTGGTTTAAGTACGTTGATGGGTGTAAACAAAATTGATTACCCGATTTCCAATTACTCGGTTGCAACTTGTAGCGTTGTAAAATATTTGTCAGAACAGTTATCAAAAATTGATTTGTGTCTTTTGATTCACGAACCAATTTTAAGAACTTTGACATAGCCGGTTTCTTGCTCGACTTTTTGGGGTAGTAAGCCCAAAATATTTTAAAAGCCAGTTGGGGGGTAAGGGGGGTATATATATCTATTTTATTTACTTTGTTACTCTGTAGTTCTGCATCTAGTTCTGCAACTAGTTCCAACAGTGGTTCTGATATATTACTGCATTCCGCGTCAGTATTGAGTTGCACTGGTTCGTTAACTCGTTCGGTTACTGGTTCGGTTACTGGTTCGGAATTTTCCTGCCATTTGTCGTAATTTAATAGCGTAATTAGGTTGCCTTTATTACTGATTTTTTGAGTATCAATTTGGCCTAATTTCTTGAATAGAGATAAAGCTTTTTTAACCTGGCTTACGCTAACGCCAGTATCTTTTGATAACTGCTCTGCGCATGTAAACAACTGCCCTCGCCTTACAAGCAAAGTCATACCTTTGTAGTTACATTTACCAGTTTTAAACTGACTACGAAGCAAGAGTTCTATGAAAACAGATTTAAACTCAGGGTTTCGGTACCAGTTTTGCTCTCTAATTGAGCGATGAATTAAAGCGAATCCCCCGCCCATATCTCTTGACCTCGAAAAGTTGATTATTTCAGCTGTCTGTGACATATTTATACCTCGATGATTAACCCACTAGAGTTGCCGCTCTATCATGTGGGTTTTTTATTGTTTGCGGTTCGGGGTAACACCTGAACCGCGCCTTACCAAGCAGATACATTCTGCAAAATCGCTTTTTGATCTTGCTTGGCTTCTTCAACAACCTCTTGCCAAACATCAGGCTTAATGGCCGGCCTTAATCGATCTAAAATCAACTGAGTCAAGCAAGCTTGTTCTTTAGCTTTTTTCTTTATGTTTTCAAGTCTCACTGAAACCTGTCTAAACTCATTCTTAGCTGTGTTAATTTCCCCTTTGGAAAACTGCCCCTTGCTATTTAATACTTCAAGAGCTTTGTTCAGGCGAGTAATTAACACTTCCCTTTCAGTTTCAATGGACATATATTTTTCATTAGTTTCAGCGCAATTGCCCAAAGCAACACCCCTAGCTAAATCTATTTTTCTACCAGCTAAAACTTTCATTAACCTTTTCCTTAAAAACTCATTTGAATAATGACTGTTTCCGTTACCACACTGACCGATCACATTACCCTAGTCGTTTCCTTTCGGGCGCTTATCGCGTTACAACTTTGTTATCAATCACTATTCAAATAAATTCGTTGCCACACTCAAAGCAGTGGCCGCTCAACTTAAAGAATCCTTAGAACCAAACCCAAATCATTTTTTTGTTTTAATTAATTTAATTTGTTTTTATTTCTAAGCTTTACCACCAGCACAAAGCCCAAAACTCTGCGGCAGTATTTTAACAGTCGGTTCTTGTTTTATAGTTGGGGGATCACTACCACGTGGTGGTAATACTTGAGTGTCTTTTAATATGTCTGCAGGAGCTAAAACGATGGTATTGGTTATATCGTTAGCCTTTAAATGCAATGTTAGGTGTGGGCGTTCCTGCTCTTGTATGCGCTCACAAACAACCACATTGTTATGATTACTCAATGTTGCTACTAAATTGGCTGACAGTGAGGCATGACCACCAAGAATGATTAATATGCTCATTAATCACCATCCAATTCAAAACGAACGATAGTAATAACGTCAGTGGCTTGAATAGAACGTAGATAACGCATTTCTAACTCGTCCTGTAACTCACGAACGCTGTTATAACCATGTTCGATAGCATCACTTAAACCGATTGCGCCGAGTCTAACTTTTCGTACCTCGGTTATCTCAGCTATATCTGGTGTAGGTTGGCCGTCACACATAAGCACACAAAGGCCAATCGTATGGGGCTTATCACCCACTCGTATGGTTGTGCGTTTAGATCCACCAGCCACTTTTACATAGTTGCGAGTGTTAAAGTTAATTGCTGTCATTGCCATTTAAAATACCTGTATAAAAAATGAGTAACCTTTTCCATGTTATGCAATCCCTGTGATTAGCTTAAAGTTACTAACATGAAATGAATTAGGCGGCGTTATTTTCACTTTGAAGATAAGGTTCGTCATTTGCATTTTGTAGGTAAAGTGATTCGATCCTCTTACCTAACTCGTAAGATGTTGATGAACCTTTACTGATTCTGTGAATAGTAGTTTGAGTAGTTTTAACCTTGGTGGCGATCTCCTGTTGAGATAAGCCGCCACAAATTAAGCGATTAATCATTTGTGTAATGTTCATAAATAAAGCCAATACGTTTGCGTATTGGACATAGTAATACTCAAACGTATTTTTTCAAGCATTATTTTTATGCGAATATGTATTAACTGTATTCAGGGTGATTAAAATGTTACGTACTTTTTTAGATAAACTCATGAAAGATAGAGGGATCTCGCAAAACGAACTATCTCGTAGAAGTGGAGTTCCTCAACCAACAATTAAAAGAATACTTGATGGAGAGAGTAGAGAGCCTAGGAGAGGTAACATTGAAAAAATAGCAAAATGTTTTGGTTTATCTGTAGATGATTTTTATAACCAAAATAATGGGGATTTAGAAAGCTCAGAAATAGGAACTGGACCGCTATATTCAACAAGTGATAAATACAACAACGCTAGCAAAGAAAAAAAGTTATTAACTGATTATTTTGCAGATCAGCTTTTGGATATGCCACAAGAAGAGGCAGAAAAATTAAAGCAAATCATGGAGACTTTGCGTGGAACAAAGAAAAATTGACCACCCACCACTTTTAGTAGCAGGGATTCACGATCACACATTACAAGAATTAGAAGAGTTGACTGTAATACCATTCCCTAACTCAGAGAGGCGCTCTATACTATTTGAATCTTTGAAAATTTATATCGGGCAATTTAGTAAATTTAACATTAACATCGAGGCTTGGATTGACGGCTCATTTGTTACAAAAAAAGAGAACCCTGATGATATTGATATGGTCGTGTTAATTTCAGAAGTTGACGTTAACAAATTAAGCGAGGATAACAAAAATTCACTTAGAGCTTTGCTAGATAAAAACACCTGTTTAGGCCGTTTTAATTTGGATGTATACTATACTTCTAAAGAAAATCGAGATAAAAAAGCGTATTGGAGAGGTTTGTTTGGCTTTCAAAGGGATGAAGTAACCCCAAAAGGTCTGGTTCGGATTACATGTTCATGAATTCAATAAATTTCCTAAAATCAAAAATTGAAGAAGTTTCTCAATTCATAGATTTAGACGAAAAGAAGTTAGCTGAAGACAGCTCGAACTTTTCGCTCTCTCTTGAATTAAGTTCTATGAAACAACACAAAGAGCACCTTCAAACTGAATTGAGAAAAGAATTAGAATTCCGTAATAAAGAGGTGTTCGAGTTACGGTTAATTAGTAGTTTGGTTAATTCAGGTTCGATACCGCTAAGGCTATTAGGTGATATTTGCGATCCTATACACAAAGCATTTAATCACGCCGCTTTCTTTGTTCGTAATAAGGTGAATTCGGTTAATAAATTGCCATTCGATTTAGTTTACGAAAATGATTTGCGACTTTCAGGAATTCAGCATGGTTCCTGCAGGTTACAGATTACGGGGAATGTATCTACTGACTTGGCTGGTGATAATCAATTAAGTGACGCTTATTATTCCATATTTAAAATATTAGAAAGTGAAAGTGATGGTGGTAAAATCTCTTTCAAAGAGGTTGCTCCTACTATTGGAACTACAGCTGTAAAACATCTAGATAGATTATTTGAGACTTTAGAAAAGGAAGGGGTTGCCGCTGAGTTCACTTGGGATTCACCAGATGGTAAGTTTTACCGTTGGGGTGGTAGTTTAGAAGATGTTCGGTTGGCAAGGCTTAAGCTAAACAGAGTATCAACAAGTGAACCCGTTAGTGTGGAAATTTCTGGAATGGTGGTTAAGCTAGCTAAGTCGGGATCTATACAAGTTGAAGAAATAGAAACCAAACAAAAGGTTGTTGTTTTGTTTGGTAAAGATCTTATTAAAAAAGTTAACACTTTGACTTTAAATACCTATGTAAAACTTGAAGTCGATAAAATAACCTCACTAGACGAAGTTACTGGTGTGGAAAAAAATCAATTTCATTTACTTGATGTGAAAAACTAACAATCAAATTAATATAATTAAAACTTTATGAAAGGCCTTATCACAAGGCCTTTTTTGCATTTTCCTCACCAATAAATATCAAAAATAAATATCTAATCTGGTTCGAAATATAAAATAATATGCGTTTGCGTATTGACATTAATACTTTTACGTATAATCTAATACGTAAACGTATAGATGGAGTTACCCCATGCAAACAATCAGAACAGAAACAGGTTACCAACTAGAAAACATACACGTTGATTCAAAACCTTTTTCTCGTTTACCGGTTCAACAAGCTAGAACGTTATTGTTGGTGGCTAAAGGTCTTCCTCAGAAAACAATTGCTAGGGAAATGGGAGTGGCACTGGGAACGGTTAAAAATACATGTACTGAATTAAGCTATAAATTTTGCACTCAAAACATGCGTGAAACCGTTAACAAAGCCATACAGCAAGGCGTATTACGTTACATGCTCGCAGCCCTACTTTGCATTACATCAGCATGTAGTGACGAGGTAGAACGTAGCTTTAGAAGCACACGAACAGTTAAAACAACCAGAACTGGCCGTAACAGAGAATTTTGTTAATAGGAGAACGTCATGTTTGCAATATTTGGTATGTCAAAAAAGTTAGCGGAACGTGAGTTGGATAAAAAACTTCGTAACGTTAATTCATCGTTCACACGTAAGTTCAACGAGCTTTCACAAGATGAACAAGTTTTAGCTTACGACAAAGAAGTTAACCGCCTGTTTAAAAGTATGAAAGCCAAACAAGTCAGCGGTGACTTATCTACACCAGATACAGCTAAAGATATGTTGCGCATTATGAAACAGGCTGGTGGATTTAAAGATTTAGAAATAAAAGTCCGAGTTCCTTCCCGTGACAAAGCTGGACAAGTTAAGCGCAGCAAAACAAGCAATAAGATCTTACTAACTTGGGTTGTCATTGCTGAATACGAACGACACTTAGAATTATTTAAAACAGCCGCTTAATTAAAAGCGGCCTACTAAACCGGTCTACCCATGTTTGAACGCGAGGAATAGACCAAATCAAGCGATACGGAGATTATCACATGAGAGTACAAAATCACAAAGATCAAGTAATCCAAGATCTATTCGAACTTAAAGCCCAGGTACAACCGGCTTACAAACTTAACATTACCGCTATTGGTCCAGTGGTGAGTGTCTTCCTTAAAGATGAAGCACCTATTTTAGTTGTTGATCTTAATTATGACGACAACACCAATAACGACTTTGATGATGCCTACAAGCTGATCATGAGCAAAGTAAAAATTCACAAGCTTTTAAACGACTCTCAGACAGAACAAGGAAGTTCACTCCTCCCTGTCGTTTATTCACCAAGCAATCAATTTGGTCAGTTAGTAGGAGCAGCGTAATGGCCAACGGAACTCCATTCACAAAACAAGAGTTAGAGGTCGTAAATAATACGGCCTTAACTCACACAGAAGTTGCGGTTCAATTAGGCCGCTCTGTTAACTCAGTTTTTAGCAAACGCCACCAGCTTGGTTTGATTGATAAATGCAAAGGCCATCGCAGACCTTGGACAAAAGCAGAACTAAACGCAATTTTAAACCTCGATACGCCATTGGATACGTTAGTTTCTCAGTTAAACAGAACCAGAACCGGTATTTCTACAATGCGTAGTGAACTAAGTAAGGTGGCGTAAATGGAAAAGCACAAAATTTTAGAAAAATGCTGGTTGGCTACTTACAAGCCAGAACCTCACTATTCAGACCTTGTTTACGGTGAAACCTTGGGTAAAGCCAAATATCAACTGTACAACTCTAACTGTGATGGTGAAAGTTTTATTGAGTTTATGAAAAATTACTCTTTTACCCGCGAACCAGGGCAAGACTTATTAGAACCAATGCCTATGGAAATAATATCGACGCTTAATAAAAAGCAGCTTCAGGCCATTTGCCATTCTAACGGTAATGACTCAAGCAAACCTGGTCACAGAAACTATTTTAATACGAGTTCAGACACTCATGAAGTAATGGTTTCCTTGGTTAATTTAGGATTGATGGAAGGTCCATTTAGTCACGTAGGTGGTGGTTCTTTTAATTGGTTTCTAACTGGATTGGGTTCACTGGCTGCAATGTCAGTTCTACCTATTAAAGCTTGTGATGTTAAATCAACATTAAACGAGCGTAAAGAAGTGCTTGATTGGTTGAGTAAGGATTCAATCCCGACTGAAAGTGGCACTACTTTCAAAATGGAAATGTTTAAGGTTAATCGCGCATTAATCAAATTAGCAGAAAAAGTGACTGTTCGTATACGTTCTGGTCAATGGGGTATGTATTGGCGGCCTGACGGTTGCGGTTATACAAATGATGGACTTGAAGCTGGATTGTATGACTTTAAAGATGCCTTTGAAAGAACTAGCCATTGTGGTCCAGAAAAACAAATTTACTTTCAGGTGGTGTGATATGGAAGCTATTAAAATGAAACACCCAGCGTTACGTTACCATGGTGCAAAATTTAGATTGGCACCTTGGATTATTAGTCATTTCCCTGAGCATAAATATTATGTGGAACCTTTTGGAGGTGCTGCAGGCGTTTTGTTGAATAAACCCAAATGCCATGCTGAGGTTTACAACGACCTTGATGGTGACATTGTTAATTTCTTTGAAGTTCTTCGTAATCCATATCTACGTGAGCAACTAATTGAGCAGTTAGTTTTAACTCCATATAGTCGTCAAGAATTTGAGTTAGCCTATGAATTTACAACTAACCAGGTAGAGAGAGCTAGACGAACAGCAATACGTGCAAGTATGGGTTTTGGTTCAGCTGGTGCAACACTCGGGAAAACAGGTTTCAGAAGCGACATTAAACGTAAATACAATACTGTTGTTGACGTTTGGAATCGTTACCCTCAAACAATCATTGATGTAGGCGAACGTTTTTCTAATGTTCAAATTGAGAACAAGCCAGCTTTAGATGTAATAAAGAAACATGATGGTATTGAGGTTTTGCAATACATCGATCCTCCATATGTACTGAGTACCAGAAGCATGGGCGGAAGAAATAAAACATATAGAAATGAGTTGAGTGATTCAGATCACGAAAACTTAATAACAACTATTTCTAACTGCAACTCCATGTTTGTTTTAAGTGGTTATGACTCAGAGATTTACAACGATCTATTGAAAGGTTGGAGAAAAGAAGTAAAAAACTCTGGTATCAGTTCTGGCAAAGGTACTGTAACTAAAACCGAATGTTTATGGCTAAGCCCTTCTGTCACAAAATTAAGTAAGGTGGCATAAATGGAAATCATCTTAAATCAGAAATACAACAACTTTACGCCTATTAAACAGCTTAATTCTAAAGGCACTAATGGTGCGCCTTACTTCCTTTGTCGTTGTGTTTGTGGCGTAGAAAAAGAAGTTCGTAAAGATAACCTTGGAAAAGTAATGGGCTGTGGTTGTACTCGTAAAACGTATAGACAAAATCTAAACAAAATCACTATTGCCAGTGTTGCTAATAAAAAAGCTCGAACGGCCAAAGTTGAACCAGTTAAACAACCTAAATACATTCCATCTACCACTTTGAATATTGAAAGTAAGTTGGAGCAAATGCGGTTAGAAAAGGAGTACTCCCTTTGAATAACTCACAGGTTTTAAATTTATATTCTTTAAGTATGGGAGTTTGATATGGCTAACGACTTATGGAGAACGCCGCCAGAGGTGTTCCACAACTTAAATACTGAGTTTAACTTTATTGCTGATATGGCCGCTTCGCATGAAAACGCCCTTCACAATCAATACTTCACCGAAAATGATGATTCATTGTCATTTAATTGGGCTGATAAGTTACAAAACTTAATCGCACCTAATGGTGTTACTTACGCTTGGTGTAATCCTCCTTATAGTAATCCTAAACCTTGGATTGTTGCAGCCGCACAAGCTCAAGACAGCGGCTTAGGTGTTGTTATGTTGCTTAATGCTGACACTTCAACAGAGTGGTTTTTAAATGCCCTCCCTTGGGTAAGTGAAGTTAGAAACATAACTGGCTATCGATTAGATGGTAAATGGAAAACCGGACGTTTAGCGTTTTTAGATGAAACTGGAAAACCAGTGTCAGGTAATAACAAAGCTCAATTCGTTTTGATATTTAACCCATTCAAGAAAGGCTTAGCTATCAACACTTACGTTACCAAACTGGAAATTATGAAGCCTGTTGAATTGCCAAAAGTGGCTTAGGAGTAAATTATGTTATTCAAAGAATTAATAGTTGATAACTTTGCTGGCGGTGGCGGTGCAAGCACAGGCATTGAATTAGCAACCGGCAGACAAGTTGATATTGCGATCAACCATGATCCAGATGCTATCGCTATGCACAAAATGAATCATCCAGATTCAAAACACTTTTGTGAGTCAGTATGGGACGTTGATCCAGTTAAGGCAGTTAATGGCTTACCTGTAGGTTTGGCTTGGTTTTCACCCGACTGTAAACATTTCTCTAAAGCTAAAGGCAAAACACCTGTAAATAAATTTATTCGCGGCTTAGCTTGGATCACAGCTAAATGGGCGGCTCTTGCTTCACCTCGAGTAATGATGCTTGAAAATGTTGAAGAGTTTAAAACTTGGGGGCCTGTAATTGATGGCAAACCATGCGAAGTACGAAAAGGCGAAACGTTTGATGGGTTTAATTTGGTTTTATCAACTGGATTGCCATTGAACCACCCAGCTTGGTCTGACGTTTATAGCGCTCTATTCCGTTGTAACTTTGATTTGCCATACAAGCTAAGCATGTTCAAAAAATTCAAAAAGGGTTTAGGGTACCAGGTAGAGTGGAAAGAACTTCGCGCTTGCGATTTTGGCGCACCTACAATTAGAAAACGTTTGTTTATGGTAGCTCGTCGGGACGGTAACCCTATTGTATGGCCAAAACCAACACACACCGCAATAGGTGGCAAGTTACCAAAATATAAAAGCGCAGCGGATATCATTGATTGGTCAATTCCATGTAAATCAATATTCAATCGCCCACGCCCATTAGCTGAAAACACGTTAAAACGTATAGCTAAAGGCTTAGAAAGATATGTGTTTAAAGGCAATCCATTTATTGCACCGGCTGAAGCCACAATCGTTCCTTTTATTACTGAACATGCTAATGCTAGATCACAAAGAAACATGCCAGCTAATGAACCTCTCCGTACTATTTGCGCGCAAGTTAAAGGTGGTCATTTTGCAGTTGTTAGTCCTTATATTGTTAAATGCAACCATGGTGGTTCTGAAACATTTAGAGGTCAATCATCAATTGAACCGCTACAAACAGTTACAGCTAAAAATGGCTACGCAATAGTGGCTCCTATGTTAGTTGGTTCTGGTGGTCCTAAATATTCAGCTAAACCTCGTAGTGTTGAAACCCCAATAAATACGTTGCCGGCTACCAACCATTCAGCCTTAGTAACCGCATTTTTAGCTAAACATTACACAGGTGTTGTAGGTGATAGTTTGGAAAATCCATTACCTACCGTCACCACGATTGATCATAACGCATTAGTTACCAGCCACATGATTAAATTACGTAATGGATGTAATGGTATTTCAGTTAATGAGCCTATTCACACAATCACTTCTGGTGGTGGCCATATAGGCGAAGTGCGCTCATTTTTATTGAAGTATTACGGTTCAAGTGTTGGGGTTGATTGCAAAGAACCTTTGCATACAGTCACCACCAAACACCGTTTCGGCTTAGTTACAGTTGCTGGTGAAGAGTATCAAATTGTTGATATTGGTATGCGAATGCTAGAGCCAAGAGAACTGTTTAATGCTTCTGGTTTTCCAGAGGAATACATCATTAATGTTGATGAACTTGGTAACAAAGTTAGCAAAGCTAAACAAGTGGCCAGAGTTGGAAACGCAGTCCCTCCACCGTTTGCTAAAGCACTGGTAGAAGCGAACTTACCAGAAATGTGCTTTAACTCAATTAACCAAGTGGCTTAGAGGTGATCATGAAAAACATATCAATGCCTTTGGCCTGTGTTAGCTGTGACCACTACACGCATATACGACGCATACATGATGAACAATGTCCGTTTGAGAATAAATTCGGTGAAAGGAAAACTAAAACTCATGCTGGGTTCTGTCACAAAAACAACGTAAACGTGTTTGGTACCCAGCTTTGTAATTCTCATGAATATCCAATCGATGTGATGGACGTTCATCCGGTAGCGAATAGAACGGCTCCGCTTGAGCCTTTCCAAGAACAGTTGATATAGGAGTTCATAACGATGTCTGAAGTACAACACAACAAACCATTCACGTATGAATATTGTGAAGATGAAGGTCTAGTTTCCATATTAGTCAATGGTCAGTTAGTTACTGAATTAGCCGACGAAAATGGAGATCCAGAAGCTGTGTTCCATTGGTTTTGTGAAGTTTACTCTAAAACTAACTTCGCTCTTAGCTACAACACAAACACAATTTCTTCATTAACAGCTAAGCAATTTAATTGGCTTAATTCCGTTGGCTGGGTTGGCAAAACCACACCTTTAGAAGACCTGATGTTAGTCGTCTCTGAATGCGGTGAAGCTGCCAATGAATGCCGTGGTGAAACACTTACCCCTAACTTTGAAACTGAATTAGCGGATATCGTTTTAAGGGTAATGGGTATAGCCGCAAAAAACGATATCGACTTAGAAAAGGCGATATTAGCCAAAATGGAAGTTAATCGTAATCGTGGTACCAGAGGGAGAATTAAATAATGTCACAGTCTAGAAAAATGTCACTTATTGAGAAAATTGCGGAAACCAGTATTGCCTTTTTACTATCGGTTTTATTAGCACCTTTGTTCTTTAGCATAAATGGAATTGAATCTAGTGTAGGTCAAAATATTAATGTAGTGCTTTGTTTCACGGCTTTGGCCATAGCAAGAGGTTATGTGATACGCAGAGTCTTCAACCGCTTCCAGTTTAGAAATAAGGAGCAAACCAATGTCTGAACAAGTAAAGGTAATGCGATTAGCTTTCGAAAACTGGGTTCTTAACGCAATGCATGATTTAGATGAATCTCTGCTACATGACTTTGATCAAGTGGATGGTTACACAAAATCAGAAACAATAAACTCTGTGTGGGTAGGTTTTGCTGCAGCATTCCAACTTTACGCTATTAAGAATTAGAAATAACCCAACTATTGCATAAATTGCAGCAGTTCAATTAACAAAAATATGAGATATAAATTATGAAATTACTATCGTTAAAAGAGTTATGTGAAATGTTGAACATTAGCCAAGCTACTTATTACAAAATAATTAAGCCAGGTAACCCAAAGTACATTGAAGACTTCCCTAAACCTGTTCAATTGTTTGATAGTGCAACTAAAAAACGGTTTAGCTCAATCGATGTGGAAAACTTTATTGCGCGCCATTCGCACTCAGGAAATGAAGAAACGAAGGCGGCATAA